TCAAAAGGTTTACTTTAATTATTTAAAATTACTTCCAATTTATATAAAGACTAGTATTTTTAATATTTTCATTAACTTGTGAATTTAAAATAACACAATTAAATCCACGATTTTTAAAAGTAGTTAGTATTTCTTGATTAATTTGTTCAAGATTACGGTCTAAATCATAAATTGCTGTAAAGCATCCAGATGATGCCTTACTTTCAATTAATTTTTCAATATCATTAATTAATTTATCAGTTAATGATTTTACATCATAAGCTTGTCCAAATCTAGCTAAATTATGAGCCATTTCTGCATTTAAAGGCTTCTTTTTAAGAGTTCCTTTAATTTCCTCTATAACTTTCTTCATAATCATTTATTTAATACTTGTAATACTTGTAAATCTTTTATATTTTTAGAACACCAATCAATTACTGCATATACTACAGATATTTCTGCAGGAGACATACTTATATCTGGAGTATCTTTTGTAAACTTAGTAAATAATGGTGTTATATTATCAAGTTGTTTTTTATTTAATTTATTCATTTTTAATCATTTAAATCGTTAAGATAACAATCATATTCACAAGTAAGTTCCATTGCACGAATTTTTGCTAATTCTAAATATCTTGATAAATATGTGCTTACTTGTTTAAAATTATCTATATCTCCGTTAAATTTAGGAAATTCCCACTCCTCGCAGAATTGTACTGCAGCTTTTTGCCTTTTTGTTGTCATTTATGTTCTGTATATTCTCTATTTCCAATACATTTATCACAATAAGGAGAAATCCAGCCTTTACTTATTTTTGTTGCAAGTTTACCACAACATATACAAGTGTGTAAGGATTCTTCTTCATATTTAGGAATTATTTCTCGCATAATTTCAATATTTCCTCCAGAATCATACCAACGCAAAGATCCATATTTCTCCTTAATTTGCATTATTCTATAATCTTTTAGTCTTTTTCTTCCTCCTTCTTTTAATAAACTTCTTTTAATATCTTTACATATTCTAATACCAAAAGCTTTTCTCCATCCTTTATCAAGAGCATCAAGTTCCGTATATGTAGGGATACAATGGAGCCACTGTAAAGGATGATGATAAAACCATTCCATTGATTTTAGTATAAAATACATTATTTTATCAGTAATAAATGTTTCTCTAATAAAATGAGGAGCAATTTCAATGCCATCTTTTACTACAGCATAGACATTGATTTCATTTTCTTTACTAAGTTCTTTTTTAATATAACTTATCTCTCCGTTACAATATTTTGAAATATCTATACGAACAGTTTTATGTTTATTATTAAGGACTATTAAAGTCTTTTTATTAGGTATTATAATAATATCAGAATTACAATACGCTGATTTAATTTCAGGAAGTTTAGATTCATTTACTATATGTACAAGAACATTTGTGCAAGCTGACTTTCTACTATTAGTCAAGAACTTGTTTATTTCCCAGTTATTATAATGCAGCCCTGTAAATCTATTCCTAGTATATAGGAATGGAAATCTTAGACATAGTATAATACTATTAAATATATTAATTTCTTTAACATTTTCATTTTCATTAAAATTAGGTTTAGGGTATATCACTATATTTAATATATAGTTTATTTCTTCGTTAGATAATTTAGGATTATATTTTAATAAATCATTTTTAACTTTAATAGTCCATCTTGGATCTATCAGTTCTGACCATCCTAAATTTTCTAAAAATAGTAAAGCTCCTGCTATATTCATATTTCAAATTCAAAAATATCATATGCAGGCTTATAATCTTCATCTTTTATTGATACATTAACTATGGTTGTACCATTAATGGTAGCTGGACTGTGCTCCCCACTATGTACATGCCCACATAATGCGTATTTAATATCTCTAGAATTTATGGCTTTAGATAATTCTTCACTTCCAAAATCCATAAATTGTCTTTTCATATCTTGTAATACTACTCCTGTATTATTTAATGTACTTGGAGAATGTGTTAATAATACATCTACTTTTTTAGGGATATTATTGTATTTTTCAATTATTTCTTCATCTTTTAAATAAAATCCCCAATTTTTTAATTTTGGAATCCAAGGTGTTCCATAAAATCTTACTCCTTTATAGTTATAAGAATTATCTTGTAAATATACTATTTTATTTTCAGCTTTATGATTTCCTACTAGTAAGCATTTTAATATTCTAGATGGAGTTCTTTTCTTTTCTTTATATAAATTATAAATCCAGATATCATGATTTCCAGCAATAAATATTACTTTATCACAATCTAAAGATTTAGTCCAAGGCACAAAATCTAAGCAAAACCATGAAACACATTTAGTATCATTATGCTGATAATCTAGTGGACATATATCTCCACATATACATAGTACATCACATCTTCCAACTACTTTTGCAGGAGGTAGATATCCATGTAAGTCTGCTAGTGCTTTTATTATTAAACGTCCCATGTATACGATTTATAACTTTTTAGTTTATTATATAAGTATAAACATTTAGTTTTATATAAATACATTTTATTAGATTCATGTAATAATGCATCATTTTTAGTTTTAATGTAATATTGATAGGTTCGTTTAGATATAAATCTTGAAGCATTTCTAAAATTTACATATTTATTGAATTTTATGAATTTATATCCCTGCATTACATAGTAATCAACATTATTACTAGGATCCCCAGTTAACATTTTTAATAAATACTCTGCTAAAAGTAAATCTCTTATAATAGATTCATTACTATATTTAAGATTTGGATTTTTATTTAAATCCTTATAATACTTTAGCATTCCTTGTATTTTATATAATTCAAGTTTATAAATATATAAGAAATCAATATGTCTATCTTTATATATTACTTTAAAATAATAAATTAGATTTTTTAATCCTTTGTATAAGGATTTAAACCAATATAATATATCAGTAAGAAATAATTGAAAGTATTCTTTTAACATATTTATTCGTCTATTAAAGTTTCTGGAATATGCTTATATAAGATGCGTCCTTCTGGATTAATTTGAGATATATATAAATGCTCTTTTGCTAAAATATCATAAGAAGGTACTCCAGGGCTATCAAATGTCCCATCAGCATCTATAATATATACATTTCCTAAATGTTGTTTCCCATCTAATGTAAATTTAACTGTATCATTTAGTTTATATTTAGGTTTCATTTCTTTTTAAAAAGGTTTAAAAATCGTTTAAATAATAATTTAATTGTAATTTTTTCATTATAGTCTGGACATTCTGATATAATTTGAGAACCTTTATACCTCTTATAAACACATTCTTGTCCACTATTTCTTTCTCCTGTTACTGGATCTAATTTATCTTCAACTGCACAGTAATATTTATTTTTATAAAATACGTGCGAAGTATAGAAACCGAATGATATGCATTCTTTAGGTTGAAAACAATGTTTACAATTTTTACAAAAATTCATATTAATTACCTTTTACATAAACACTATAGTCTTTAGTTTCATAATCCTCGTTAGGATAATCTTCATCTTCATTATCATTTCCTGTTTTTATAAAAGACTCTGTTGAAAATAAATAATTTAAAAGTTTAGTTTTATCAAAACAAACTTCTTTAACAAATGTAATTAGTTCATACGCATGGTCAATATAACCATCATCTTCATAACCTTCTTTGTTATAGAATTTATAATAATCTCCATATTTAGATTCTTCATACTTAGGATTATTATACTTAAATACTGCTTTTACTCCGACAGATTTAAGTATCTTTGTTATTGAAGCAATAGCTTTATTATATTCAGTAAGATTCTTATTTTCATGATCTGGAAAAACATAGATTATACCTTCCCATAAATAACTTGCTTTTTCTTCTGGAGTAGTAAGACAAGCGTGTTCCCATCCATAGTCTCCACTATCAAAAATAAGTTTCTTTGGAAATTTTAAATTATTTGGATTCTTAGTTATTGTTATTGTGTGTACTGAACTTGAATTAGTTTCAAATACACCTCGTCTAATCTGAATTTTCATAATATATAAATTTCTGGTTTTACAAAAGGAGTATATGCTTGATCATAATAGGTTATAATATAATCTTCTTTCATCACCTTATTAAAAAATTCTTCAAATTCTTCTAATGTAATTTTACCATTACTTAGTAATTTAAAATAGTTTTTATCAGAGTCTGGAAATTTAGCAGAATCTTCATATATATTATATTCAATATTATTTAATACATGCATTGAATCATATCCATGCTTTTTAAGACATTCCTGTACAAGTTCAACAAATTTCTTATAAATTTTAGTATTTGTTAGATATGGATCTCCTTTAAATAAACGATAGTAAGAATCCCCATATTTTTCTTTAGGATAGTCTTCTAAGTAATAGGCATTGCTATAAAGCTCTGAAGCTATAAGTTGAATTTTAGCTATCCAATTAGATATAATATAATATACATCTTGTTGTTCCTCTCCATCAACTATATGTAGACCTTTTAATGTAAATGTCTTGTTTTCAGTATCTATATATTCTTTAGGATTAAAAATATTATAAGGATTATCCTTATATCGTTCAATAATTAGTTGTAATATTGTATCCCTAGCTGAATTTATAGTACTTTTGCAAACTTGTAAACTATGTGTTGAACTAGAATTAGTCTCAAACACACTTTTTCTAATTTGTATTTTCATAGTATTACTCATAAGCATAAATGGAAGCAACAACAGTGTAATCAATTCCATTTGAATCTTTTACTTCATCTATAATCATTTCACATCCATCTATGTAATTGTCCATATTTATCCAAGTCTCATAAGGAATATAGTCACAGAGAAACTTATCATCAGAGCTTTTTGGGTCGAAAATAGATTTTCCTTCTGGAACATCTTCTCTCCTTATAAGTTTATCACTATATAAACTGTTTTCTATAACCATTTTCCCTTCTTTGAATAATTCCCAGTCACTTCCTTTGAACATTACTAAGGAATGAGTAGAACTAGAGTTTGTCTCAAATAATCCTTGTCTTACTTGTATTTTCATAATTTATTATATTTATTTAGAATAAAATGAAACATTTCATCCATAGTTTTATTACCAATAGGAAATCTTTCTTTAGATATTGAATTCTTAGCAAATTCTCCTTTCACCATATCAATATAAAAAGTATAATTACCATCATTTCCCATATAAAATTCTTCCCACTCTTTCTTAGTTAAAATTCTCTTCACATTTAATTGTTCAATAGCTAAATTATCAAAACTTAGAACTTTAAAGTAACTTGCAATTTTATCTAAGTTGTCAAATAAATATTGAGAATTCTTCTTAATTAAATCATCATGTTCTTTATGGTAATTAATACCTCTTTGGAGATCTTTATATCCAAGAAGTAATACTTTTAAATCATGATTTTTTAACTTCTCAACATCATCCTCTGATAAGATACCAATAATGGTATGAAGTACTGTATTAGGAATACTATTCATCTTTTCAATAAGTTCTTTTGTAGGATATATAAGTGATACTCCTATTCCATATACTAATTTATTTTTAGACCATTCTTTTATTTTATCATAATTATTAAAGAATTGATTTTGATTTACTGTAATATTAGCAAATACTTTCTTTTCTTTAAGAAATTTAAGAAACTTATCAATATCAGGATGATCTAAATCATTACCATTTAAAGCTATTTCGGTGTAAGGGTGAAGTGTATTTATAAAAGAAAATGAGAATAAATCACTATGTTTACCATTTGGTGTACATCCTTCATAGCAAAATTTACACATTTGAGAGCATTTATCAGTAATTTTACAGTCTATGTTCTCACTAAATTCAGGAATAAATTCATTTTCCTCTGTTATACGAATTTTTGTACCATCCTCTAGGATAGTTACAATGTAATTACCATTTTTATAACTAGGCATATTAATTTTTCTTTATTCGATAATATTTATTTTTAAAATCAAAATGAAATAACATATCATCTTTTGGAATTTCTTTCCAATTTACGTTATTATCACTATATTCTATAGTTTCTCCTCTTTTATACGCCTTTAAAATAGTAATTATATTATAATTTGATAGCATAATTATTTAAAGTTAAAGAAACTATTAGGTCTACAAGAATCTACTTGCTCGATATGTCCAGCATTTATTTGTCGCACACGAGCAGCTTCCCTATCCCAATTAGTTAATTGTGTAAAAATATCAACAGTGGTATAAAGTATATAGCCAATTGCTACTGCCATGATGATATAAGTCACCTTGCGTCTAAATTTTTCATTATCCATAACAAGTATTAAAATGATTTAATGTACCCTGTACAATGAAATTATATATCATATTATACTAATTGACCACATTGTGATCCATCATTTACCCAAGTAAAATTTTCTAAAAATGATCTACTACTATGTCCGTTAATATATAGTATATCATTGTTAAGTTCTATCATTTGTATAGCAGAAACAAGTTTTCCTGAATTATGCTGTACATAAGGGCCGTGAACTTGTATAGCATGATATACATCGCTTATTTCTTTATAAGGCTGATATTCTTGTTTAGGTTTTACTCTATAATCATAATGCGCAAAATTAAATGGAGATTCAGTCTTAAGGGCTATATTATTTGAAACAACAAATGATATTGGTTCCCAAGCATTATTTATTCTAGCACCACTTTTTGTTATTATAAAGGTACTTTGTTCTATTTCCTTACCTTCTTTATAGGCTTGTAATACTTTTATTTGTTCGTCTATTGTCATATTTTTAATTATTATTGTTCTATAACTCCACAAGGAGATCCATCTGGCCAAGTAAAACTATCTAGAAATTCTTTTACTGTATATTTTTCACATCTTATAGTATTATCAGTTGTACGAAATGCTACACTAATCAGTACAGGATATGCTCTTAATCGTCCAAATTCAATTATAGTGAGAAAACGATCACTGTTTTTTAAGCGAACCACTCGTCCATACTTTTTGGCATCTTTATAAAATTCGTTTATAGAATTATATTCTCTACATTTAATTTCCTTCTTTATCCGATAATCAATCTCGTTAAAATTAAATGTATGAGGATATACTAATGAATTTGGATGATATTGAATAGTTTTCCAATTGTATAATTCTTTAGTACATCCTTTTGGTATGTATTCAATTTCTTTACCTGCTTTATATGCCTGTAAAATTTCTAATTGATAATCAACTGTATCCACTTATTATATAAATTTATATTTTTTACACAGATCATATAATCCTTTTAATGCTTCATTAGGAGATTCAGAAAAGTCTGCAACATAGTCTTCTTCAGTATTGTCTTGGTTTAAACGTATATCACAACCATTCTCGTCAGTATAAGATGCACACCATCCGTCTCCTAAATAGTTTAATGCTAAATAACCACTAGTGCCCCTAATTTTAATAATTGAAGGAAGCTTTTTTAATAATGTATCAATCGTCATTCTATTTATTATTATCAATTACTTCAGTAGGTGTAAATTCCTCAATATCATTTATATTAACTTTAATATCTTTTGGAATATTAATACTTCATATTTTAATCCCACCAAGTTTCAGTTCTATATTTACGTATTAAATAGTATAGATTTTTACATTTTTCTGTATATAAAACATCTAAACACATCCAAGAATTTTTATCAACATCTACACAATCTTTTATAAATCTTTCCATATTTCTAATATTTACATAATGATTAAATTTATAAAGGTATTTATGGGAAGGCTTAGTTTTATTAAAACTTACACAGTCACTATTAGGGACTATATAGTCGATTTTTTGTAGTATTACTTTTAAAAGATACTCACAGATTTTTAAGTCTCTAAGCACTAATTCTTTTTCAGTAATACTTTCTCCACTATTCCACCAACTTAACATTCTTTGGATTTTCTTTAATTCTAATTTATATATAGAATCCTCACTATCTTGACGATCTTTCCAAATAACTTTAAGCCAGTATTTAATATTGGAAATTCCTAATTTAAGTCTATTAATCATTTTCTTTAGAATCTCTGGAAATAAGAAATACTTTATTATATAGCTCTTCAAATTTCTCACCAAATTGTTTTGCTCTTAAGTGAGATATAAAGCAAATTCGAGGACCAAAACCCGAACAGGATGTAAGCATATTACCCGTATCCGCACACACGAACTTCGCAGCATCCTTGTTATACTTGAATAAAGGAAACCATTTATTTTGACTTATGTCTGAGAAATCAGGCACAAATCCATCTTCCTTATTCCATGCTTCAGCAATAGTAAACAAACGATTTAATGCAATCAATGCATTAAGATGCTTTACATTAATTTCATTAAGAAGAGTGCAAATATTATTAATAGTAAAAAGATTGTTTGTATTTGAGAGTCTTTTTCTTGCAATTTCAAAATCAGGAATTATTTCAATAACTTTTAAATCTACTGTTTCAATTTTATAGTCACAAGGAGATATTAAATTAGCATCACACAAACACGCATTATGGCATTCAATATATTGCATTAGTGTTTCTATTGCTTTCCTTTTCGTATCATGAGCAGCAGGCATATCTGTTTGCTTGCTACCATCTGCCTTTTTTATTATATACCTTCTCATTTTATAAACTATATTATATAATTATTTATTTGATTTTCAAATTTTTTTATTAAATGTTCTGTATTGACTATTAGTCTTTGTAAAATAAGCATCTCCTCGTATATAATTTTTACATTCAGGGCAACGTATATAACCAACATCAGAATCACTATTATCTATATAGTTAATATCATTTTTATTTGCCCTAAAGAGACATCCGCATTTGAGACATTTGTACACATGTACATAATTGCCGTGTTTAATAACTTCAATCATAATAATTTATACCAATGGATATGCTTCCTTAATTAAATCTTCAAAGCAATTTTTAAATTCTTTTGCCATTTCTCTTGTTGGAAATGTTAAAGGAAAGTCATTATTATGCAAAGTAGTCATAATCATAATCACATTCTTATAAATTACATAGATATTATCTGAAGTTATTTTCCAACTATCAACCCAATAATCACGCAATTGAAGTAATTTACCCAAAGCAACGTATTGTTTCACTCTTTCTTTGGTGAAAAATTCATTATAGAATTTACTAAATTTTGTTTCATAAGTGGCATCATCTATAGGATCACCATAGTAAGATGTATAACCTTTTGTGTGTTTGCAATACTCTTCCCAAGTTTTTGGTAACTTAGAAAATGGATCTTCTACCTTCTTAAACACAATTTTTTCGAATGTTGACTTTTCCTTGTCAATCTCGTACCCTTTTGGTACTTCAATTTTTAATTCTTTTCTCATTACTATAAGAGTTATGTGTTTATATTTATTTAGTAGTTTTAATGTTTATTTTTAATTCTGTTAATTGAATAATAGCATCATCAAGAGCATTGTGAGTACTATCTCCCGCTGTTTTCCAATCTTTTATAAACTCTTTAGCAGTCCTAATATCTCTTAGTTGCCAGAATTTCCAAGGAGTTTCCATATTAAAAAATTCATATAAATCTTTAATACAAAATAAATCCATAGTACCTTTAGTCCATACAATACTATCGTCTGTATTGTATAGTTTAAAGATATAATTTAATTGTTTTATTAAGTCTTTATAATTATGTGTGGCCTTTTCACTAATAGGTGTATTCTTTTGATTAATCCACCAAAGCAATGTTTCACCTGTGAATGTTCTATTACAAGTATTCCAAGATTGAGGGTCTATTTGAATTAAACATGCATCAATTGTATCGAAGTTTTTATCAGCAATGACTACACCAACTTGAGTAATAGCAGCATCATTTCTTCGACCTAATGTCTCAATGTCAATAATTATGTTTTTTGCATCTTCGTTGTCAGTAATCTTGTTAGCATATTCCTGCGCTTTTATATCAAGATCAGTTATTACTGGCTGAAGTTTAACCTCTAATGGTTCATCTTTCCAAGTAAGGTTAGGAAAACCGTCTACTTGCATCATATTTTCCCCCTTTGAAATCCACATACCATACTCGTAAGTACATCGTTTAGGTTTATTATCAGTTAAGAAAAGAGCACCGCTTAGATCTCTTGCTACCCAATATTTATTTTCCATTTTTTTGTTCTTTTAGTTTTTTATAATAATCTAAGTGATTCATCTTAACATTTTCAAGGTTTTTGCTCAAAAAATCACAGCACTTCATAACAACTTCATAGAGTTTAAACATAGCATCTGCACTCTCTGGACAAGAGAATTGAAAACCTGCGTAACCTAAATCATTCTCCAAATTGTGGTAACACTCAGAACAGAATATTTTCATTTGTTCAAGATAATCAATGAATTCGTCTTTTCTTTGAGTACTAATTTGCTCTTTGATGTCAGAAATTGCGTGTTCATATCCCATTAAGAAACAATCAACATTTTTATTGTTTAACAGAGATTTGTTATTTAACTTGCGCAAGAAGTGAAATGCATCGTTTTCAATTTCTTCTTTGGTTTTATATTTAATCTTATCTTTCATTATTTGTTCCATATTTATATTATTAATTCCAATTATATATTAGAAGTCTCCACAATGGTCGTTAGTCCAACTATGATAGAATTTTCTACTTCCACCAGCGCCACCTTGTCTCCAGTACCCGAATACTCTAACAGTTTTTGGAGTAATAACCCACAACAAAAGACCTCTGTCTGAATTTTCAAATTGAATCTCCTCTAATATATGATTAAAGTTAATTGTAAACAACTTTTTCTTCTTTAGGCGACTATATTTTCCCTTAAGAATATCTTTGTCTAAATTATAATAACTAAATCTCATATTCTTTTATTTAATTTTTACAATATTTAATTAAAAACTTATTAAAAGCATTTTTAAAATCTGAATTAGATTTAATACCTTCCTTTTCTTTATACTCATTAAATAATTTAGTTCTAATGGTATCTGCTGCGTCCACATTTCTAATTTCAATAGGTTTAAACATGATTACATTAGTCCAATTATCAAGACATTGCCCAGTATAATCGTACCAACCAGAATTAGAACCAAAACTATATTCTGCTATAGTTGGAATAGCTATAAATCCATTATGATCCATTGTAAGAACTATTACCCAATCAAGTTCAATTACAAGTTTTTTTATACTGAAATATTCTTTAACTGGCAACCATCCTTCCAACTTCATTTGTGCTATAAATAAGTCAACTGCTGCTTTTATATTCTTTTCATATATATTTTTAGATTCCATAATAATTTTTATTTATTACTTTAATTTTGTA